CCGACCGTGTAGGTAGTATAGTTCTGTTTGATACCTAACCCTAAACTTTTTACGAAAGCCGTCGTAGCCACCTTCGTGCTATCGTCTGACGTTGCAGGCGTAGGCGCTGTAGGTGAACCCGTGAACGCAGGAGAAGCCAAAGGCGCGTATGTCGCAAACTTGATATTGTCAGTAAGTACGTCCAGTACGTTCGTGCCGTCGTTGTATAGAATAGCCGTACCGCCCGCGACGATAGCAACCCCAGTACCCGAAGCCGTCTTAACTGTCAATGTCTGGTTAGTTCCGTTTACTACCAAAAAGGATCTTGCTACGTTGTCGGCTGTAACCGTGCGCGCCGCCGTCAATACGCCGGTGATCTTCATGCGCCCGTACAGGTTTTCGGTAGCCGATAGCGTGTAGTTTGCATCCGTAATAGATACCGTTACCTCTTTCGTACTCCAAAGCTTCTCTTTGTCGTCGATATAGGCTTTACCGTAATACTGCGTATCGTGCGTGTGGCTGTCGTTTGCTATGTTAAGCGTAAACGAAATATTACCGGACCCGTCGAATGTAGCCTGTACCGTCTGTACGTCTCCCTGTAGCGTGATCGTGCGCGCCGTTGCTAGCTTTGTCGCAGCCGCCGCTGTAGCCGCTATACCTAGGTATCGAGCGTCGCCCGCCGCCCTGCTTAGTGCGTAGTTCTGGTTGGTTACGTCTGTCTTACACAGAAAAGCCCTTGTAGCGTCTCCAGCTTTCGCGTTCGCTATCTGCTCGTCTATTATATCCATGTTGCCATTCCAAACGGTTAGGTCGTAATACTCTAACGCGTCCGGCTTAACTAGGCTGATCGTTGCCGTTAATGTTGCCATCTATTCCCCTCTTTTTAGTTTCCGTACCGGTAGCCGGTTAGGTCTGCGTATGTATGCGCCGATAGATCCGTATGCGTAAAGGCCGCCATAGCAACATCGAGCAAAACGCTAAAGTCGATATCGGCCTGTATGATCTCTTCTATCGTATCTTTAAACACCGCGATATCTGTAGGCAATACCTGCATATTGCTAAAGAAGATCGTTAACGTATAGTCTGCCTCAACTTCGCTTATAACGGGATTTTCGTTCGGGTAGAATTGCTTAGCTATATGGATGATAGCGCTCTGCGTTGTTGCCGCCGGCAGTAGCTTAGCTTGTAGCCTCCCTACGCGATAGTCGATAGATAGCGAAGTGTCTACCGGCACTTTTAAAAGCTCTTCCATAAATTGAAGTTGCACTTCGTTTGCAAGTGAGAATATATACCCGTTTCGGAAGTTTGCAATAGTAAGCCCCCACCCCTTAATAGTCTCTTCGTATGCCCTGTTTAGGTCGTACCACTGCCCCTCGGTTTTGTTGTAGTATTTAGGCAGGTATTTGCTAGCCATACCCAAACCGTCAAGGTTGCTTATTGATACGATATCGCTACCATCGAAGCCGCTAGGCAGTATTAAGAGGCCGAGGTAAAGCTCTTCTACCGCCGTTAGGCTTGACTCTAGCACAGCGATATCTGCGGCGCTTAGTGGCGTTGCAGTGGTGAAGGCGTATCGGTGCGGATCTGTTACGCTGTACTGTGTAGATATCTGTAGCGCTTCTCTAACGCTGTATGTATGCACAGTACAACTATCCACCCCATTTATAACATCTGGTCTTATCTCAAATCTTGCTGTAGCATCATTAGCCACCGCAAATACATCAAATATACCGTCCGGAGTTCCTGACACTCCTACGCCTGTTAAACCTGTCATAAGCGTAGCTAACGCTCTCGCCGTTACCGTTCCGTTATTAGTTAATACACCTGAAAAGTTGTATCTTTTTCCGACTTCCATCAAATTAAGCCCGAACTTTACGTGTCCATCTGTAGCGGTCGCGGTAATTGTTCCGTCTGCCAATACTGTAGCATGATAAGCGTTTAAAGTTTCAATGGATCTAGTTTCTATATTTTCCCCGACGTCTCCGGTACTCGATAGCGCCTTGATCTTTCCGGTCGTCTCGTCGTAGTAGTAGAGATATGAGGCGGCGGGTAACGTGATCTCTTTTAGAGATATAGAAAAGGTTATTACTGTACCTATTGCTATCCCGTCAAACCTACAATCTCCGCCCGTGCCTTGTGATCTATACTCGTATTTCGTTTCCCCCAAAGTATTTTGGTATTGATGGCTAGATGTACCATCCCAAAAATATACAACCCCCGCTAAATCAGTAGCCGAAATTATGTTTATTTCTACTGCGTAATAGCTGTTTAATAGGTGCGCTATAGAAACAAAACACCCTTTTCCGTCGTCAACCACTGTAAGCGTGTAAGTACCGTTTTGATTGTCAATTAGTTGATTATTGGCGTATGGCGCGAAAACGCCTACAAGCTCAGCCCCGAGGCTGTGTATTGTTTCATAAGATCCGCTTGAAACTAAGCTCACATTACACCGCCGCCGTTATGCTGTTCGCCTTCGGTATGTTGATACCGGTAACGGGAATAGAGGCCGTGCCGCCGTTTAGCGTTAGGCCGATATAGCTTGCCACCCCTGCGGTCTGTATAACCGTTCGCGCGATCCCGACGTATGGCACTTCCGTAGCGTCGATAGCGAAGGCGTTTACGTACTCGGTAAGGTTGGCAACAATGCCGCTCAATACCTGCGACTCAGATAGCCCGCTCGTAGCGTCTATCGTTACACCGGTTACCGCAACGTCGATATTTAAAGGCGTTGCGCTTACTACGTCGAGCGTACCGGACGTGGCGGGTCTGTTTTCTATGATGTAGGCGTATACCGCATCTATAAGCGCCTGCGACGCGGTATCGTTGTTCGTATCTACGATAGCGACCTGCATACTTCCCGCGCCGGTCGGCTTTACGATCACCCGCGCACCGCCTACGCCGTTCACCTCTAGCGCCCACTGAAAATAGTGGTTAGCGTTGCCGCTTGTGGCGGGGTATAAAAGCGCGTAGTCTATCCTCGATCTTAGGTCGGTGTCCGTCTCTTCGTCCTGTGCGTTCGAAAACGCTAAGGCGTTGGTAACCCCTGTTACACCGATCATAGATACCGGAATGTTTACGATAGTGTTTGCCGGTGTATTCCCTGTAGTTCCTACTGTAGTACAGGTAACTGTAGCGTTTACAGATCCGCCGACCCCTATAAGGGTAGAGGCGTCTAGCGAATACTCTACCGTATCGTTTGCAAAGATAAACCCTTTCGGTACTGTCGTTCCTTCCGCGCCTGTGATCGTAACCGTACCGGCGGAATAGGTCGCCTGTTTTCTCTCTATGCCGAAGTTGAGGGCCAACGTAGTTAGGTCGCTACCGGTTGCTATGCGATAGTCTAGGCTGTCCTTTAGCGCTTGCAGGTTGATAAAAAAAGCCTCGTTCGCCATAGCCTGCGCCGTAGCTAGATCTACTACTACCGTGCCTTCTGATTTGTCGTAGGTGTCCGGTAACGCATCTAGGTAAATTTGCTTTTGTGCTAAAACTGTGTCACTCATTTAGGCCCCTTGTCCGTATAGGTTAAATTTATTTTCGATCACCTCTTTGATCTCGATAGTGTCGTATATGGAAGTGAGGTTTATTTCTATCAGTAGTTTATCGTCAACCGGCGTTAGTTTTACACTGTCTACGCTCTCTACGTCGTACTCTCCGGCTAGATACTCTTTGATCTCTAGGCTATATTTAGAGAGGGCCACGGCGGGGTAAACGTATCCTATAGCCTCATATATTGACACCCCATAGCTTTCGCCGTCTGCGTTGTTTACCGGTGCGTATATCTCGTAGAAGTTGCGCTCTGTGCGCAGGTATTTAATTACTCGCTGTAGAAGGCTCTCGGCCCCGCTAACCTGCTTTAGATCTGCGTTTGACATTAGGGCCAACCCCGTATTAAAGTCGATACCCAAAACGATACCGCCGCCGGTGCTTGCCGTAGCCCCTGCCGCCGTATTCGTGTTGTCGATATAGTCGTACTGATACGTCGCCATAAACGCCCCTTATTTGATGATATTATACTAAAAGGATATAACTTTATCCATTACATAGAAGAGTTGGTTACTTTCAGCCGTCATAATCATAACCATATCGCCGGTTACGATCTCGTCCGTAAAGGTGATCGTGCCTGTACTGGCTAGGCTGTTGCCGTCCATTGTAAAGCTCGTAGCATCCGTACTCCAGTTAGAAGCCACCGTAGGGATTGACGCCACAGGTACGCTCCCCAAAGTTCCGTTTGAATCGGTAAATAGCGGGTTACCGGCAAAGCTGAAATTTGTACCAGAACTGTCGAGCTGTGAACCCGATATCTGTACGTCTTGACTGTCGATAGTGTACTGCCTTGCGTAGTCCTTTAGCATTGAAGCGCTGAAAACAAGATCGTCTTTATCCAGTATGACACCGCTACCTATGTCTATTTTGATGTTTGGAAAATCTGCTACGACTTTGCCCATTACAAGCCCGAACTTTTGCGGGTTTTTTACGGCCTTGAAGATCTCAACCAAACTTTTATTCATATAGCATAACCTCAACTTTCATAAGGTGAACTTTGTCTTCGAAGGTGTGCTTTAGGCCGGTAATAATGAAGTTATGCCCCTCGACCGTAACGCCCATTCCTACCCGCGCTTTGTAGTCTCCGAAAATCGTAAAGCTTCCGGACCGTTTAACCTGACTGTATATTTTTAGCAGGTTGTCGGCTACCTTCGCGGCCTCGCTTTGCGTCTTCGCCTTGATCTCGTGTACCTTCTGGATGATACCCGCTTTCTTGATAAGCTCGGTATTGTCCTTTACCTCTTGGACAGCTAGGCTCTTGTTGTCCTCTGTGAACACCTTGACCCGCGTGCGTATGTCTTCGCCGTCATACGACAATTTCAGCGCCGATATACTGTAGGTAAGATCTAGCCTGTATGGGTCCGGCGTGTCAAATATGGTAAGCGTATTGTTTTCAAAGGTCCTGTATAGCTTCTTTGCGGTGGCCCCTTCGCACTGCGATAAAACGTCGTCGATCACCTCTATGATAGATTGACCTTTGTATATCTTCGTAATAGGCGTTTGAAGCGATACGGTAGCCACCGTAAAACTGTCGTCAAAGTTGCTAATAACCTGCCGTATGACGTTCTCGGCGGCGTAGTTTTTTACCTTGAATATGTCTTCATGCGCTGTAAGGTAGTAGGCGTCGCTTACTACCGTAAGGCGCACCTTTTTAAGGTCGTCGTTTTCAACGTGCATTACGATTCCCGAAAACTTGAAGTCTTCTCCTGACGTAGCCGTAACCCTTGAAAAAATGGCTATTTTGTTCTCTTCGTATACGTAGTGCGGTATCGTAAACTCTAGGGTGGAAAAGATCTCTTTTAGCGAAGTAGAATAGCTTAGGCCGCCTACCTCGTTCGTGATATCTTTTGTAGATCCTTGAAGGTTGTTAAGCGTTATTTGCATTTTTCTTAACTTCTTTCAGCCCTGCCGTTACGTAGATATCTCTGACGCCCTTATACGTTATGTCCAAATCGTCTATAGTTACTTCATGCTCTCGGCCTAACTCCTTGATCGAAAAGGTTACCGGCGTGCCGTCCTCTTTGATCCGCTCTAGGTCGCTTACCTGCTCTTGCATATCCGCCGTATTATCGTTTACGAAGTCATACTCTATCAAGAAGTTTAAGCTTAGGTAACGCGGCCTCTCTTTTCCTGTAAGCTCGATAATATCGCCGTATGTTGTTTCGAACTCGATCACCTTTCGGCTACTGGTAAAGCGCAGGTCTCCGTAGGCCATAACCCTTTTGCCGTCTAGCTCTACAGTGTAGGGGGCTAGCTTGTCTTTGCCCCTCTCTTCCCACTCGTCGAAGGCCTCTTTAACCTCCGGAGACGTTCCGGCGTTTAGCAGGTCGTAGAATGTTTCGTTTACGTACTGTATAGCCATTAGATTACTCCCGCAGTTTTAGCCGCTTTCTGAAACTCGTTTGCTACCCTGTACGTAATTTTATCTATTAGGGCGTCGTCCGTTTCGTCTTTGCGGTCTATGTGTATGTGGATATCTCCAAACGTCATTTTACCGCCGCCAGCCTTAGTTTCGCTTGCCCCTTTATTGTAGGTCTTGAAGTAGCTTTCTCCGCCGCCCGCCGCGCCGGTAGATCCAGTGCCGTATACCCCGCCGCCTGCCGTTGAGGTACTGCCACCTAAACCGGTAGCCGGATTTACTGCCGCAGTAGCGGTTGCTACCATGCTTTTAGCCTTAGCGATCTTCTTTATTTCGTCCATGCCCTTGACTTCCATAAAGGCCCGCATAGGAATAGGCTTTTGGCCCACCTCTTCGGCTATAGAGTTGTATATACTAAGAAGTAGGTTAACCTGTGCTACGAAGTGGTTTACGAAAATGGCAAAGGCGTTCTTCATAACCTCCCACGCGTAGACGAACGCATAGCGGATCTTCTCATTCGTGTTATACAGGTAGACAAACCACCCTATAAGCGCCCCTACAAGCGTAATTACGATTCCTATAGGGTTAGCCCTCATAGCGACATTTAAAGCGATCTGTGCCGCCGTAAGCGCCTTTGTAAACAACGTGGTAGCGTTAACGATCAGATAGTAGGCACCGAACGCCGTACCCGCCGCCCCTGCCGCGTATGCTAAGGCCGTGATAACGTCGATATTGTCCGCTATCGCGTTGATAAACGTACCGATAGCAGATACTACGGCGGTGATAGCCGGTAGAAGCTTGTCGCCTATTAGAAGGCTTACACGCTCGATAGCAGTAAACATAATACGTTTTTGCGCGACAAAGCTTTTTAGGCTCCGTTGGCTGTCTCCTACTGCCTTGCCTGATTGCATCTGGATAGCGTGAAAACGGATCTGTATTTTTGTTAGCTCGTCCATCGTGTTTGAGTATTTGCCTAGGCCCATATCGGCGGCGGCTACTTTCATCTGCGCCTCTAGGATCGACGCCCCCAACCCCTTAGCCGCTTCGCTCTCGCCCATTAATGCCGACATCATGCGGCGTTGTGCGTCTTCCGTTGATAGGTTGTTAAACGACGCTAGATCGTTGGTTAGCTTCAATACTTCCGTACTGAATTTTCGGGCGCTGTCTTCACCCATACCGAAGCCCGTAAAAAGGTTACCGGCATCGGCTATAAAATTCTTTGTCTCTAAAAGACTCATTCCCAACTCGTCGCGGTATCGCGTAGCGAAGTCGTTTACTAGGGCTTGCCCCTTCGATCCGAAGACGGCGTTTAGCTTGTTCTCTGCCTCTTGCAGGTTGCTAGCCGCGTCTATCGTCTTTTTAGTAAATGCCACGATAGCCCCGACCGAAGCGATACCGGCTAGCGTCTTGCCCATTTTTGAAAATAGCTCGTTATTGCGTACCTGCGCTTCGCCTGTCTTGCCTAGGCGCTTATTGATCTGCGCTATAGCCTCTAGCGCTTTTTTATTGTCCGCTACGATATCGAGTATAATCGTTTCGCTAAATTCGCTCACTTGGTAGCCCCCTCTCTCTCTAGTTCTAGGATCATACTACTTTCAAAAAAAGATCTCTCTAAGGGTGACAATCTTAACACCTGATCCGGCATTATCCCTTTTTGCAAATAGTAGTGCAACAAAAAAAGGGTATTGTCACCCTCTATAGCTTTTTTACGGCTATAGTGGTGTCTTCTACCCCTTCCGATATTGAAGCGAATACGATCATAATTTCATCTTCGCTAAACAGTTTTTTGACGGCCTCCAACTGAGTACCGACCTTTATGGCCTTTAGCATATCTTCCGTAATTCGTGTAACCATAACGCTATTTACGGCCTTGTAAACCTCGTCGATAATGATAGCTCCGCTCTTGTCCGCTACCTTAGATAGCTCGGATATATGCGGGGCCAAAAAAGTGAAGTCCGCCCCTAGGCGCTTATGCGTTATTGTCACCTCTTTGTCTGCTACTACCTTGTTGATCTCGTCAAGATTGCTTAAAATGTGGTCTAGGGATAGCGGTGTGCTACCCTCTACTTTTGCCTTTTCGTCTGCCATGTTTACGCCTCTACTGCGTCAATTACGCCGACATTTTGCGGGTTAAACCCGAAACTTACATTCTCTTCGATTGTCTTGCCGGTTTCGAAGCTGAACAGGTCGAAGTCGTTGGTCCATACGTCCGTAATGCTTACCGTCTCTTTGCCCAACCCGTCCGGATCGTCAACCGTCAAAACAAGCACCATCTTAAAATCTTTACCGGCTATAATAGATGGCAGGTGCCGCGCTACTACGCGGCTGTTTACTTTTCTAAATGACATAGAACCGCTACCGGTTGCGCTGATTAGCTTACTGTCAATACCTAGGTTACCGCTGAACTGCATATCTTCGCGGTTTGTTGTTATCTTCGTTTCGAACTTGGTAATGTTCGCATACTCGATACCGTCGATACGGATTACCCCGTATGTTCCACTCATTACGTTTTTAGCGTCAATAGGATTACTCACACCTCACCCCCTGTTTAGATTGCAACGCTTATTGTAAAGTCTTCCATAGTGTCAAGGAGACGCGCGCTTATTGTTAGATAAAGATTGTCCGCAGTATCAATCTTTTTAATCTCCGTAGTCGTAAAACCTGTAGTGTCGATACCGTTAAGCGCCGCGTAGTCAAGGTGCGCCTGTAGATCAAGCGTACACTTATTGTCGTACGCGGGGTTAAGGTATCCGTTTTTAGCCAAAGTAGCAAGAAACTGGTTAACTGCCGCTACTACTAGGTTTTTGTTGTCTAGGCTGTTCGTAAACTTGCCTACGTAGTCATTTTCTACAGTTTTTCGCACAGTGTAAGCGATCATATCCATAGTTTCTACGTTTTTGATCTTGGAGAATAGCGCACCCTTCGAAGGCGTAACCGTAACGAAGCTGTTTACGCCACGGGCGATCTTCACTTTTTCCCCGTCGTTGTAGTAGACAAGGTAACCGGCGTCGATCTCCGCCCCAATGTCTGCTAACGCGTCAACGTCTGCTACTTCCGGTAGGACATAGTAGGTCGCGCTTCTTGTAGGATCAAGCCCCGCAAGTACACCGGCTACACGTGCCGTCTGGTCTGGTAGTGCCGTTGCAGTGCTGTCAACCGCTCCGGTTACCTTCACGTCGATAATGTACTCTTTATCCGAACCGGTAGAGGCCAAAACGCCTTTGATCTTCGCACCTGCAAGGCGCGCGGCTGTGATATATGAAATAATCGCCACCGACTCAGCCGAATAATCCGGCGCGGCTAGATAGTCGATATCCGGACTGCCATTTAAGATTTGCGCCTGAACGTCCGCGAATGCCGCAGTTGCTCCGCCTACGATAACCTTTACCTTTGTGGGAGATCCTGCGAACACGGCTTCGATCAAATCGTAGTTAGCCGCATCGTAATCACCCGCCACGACCTGCGCGAAATTCTGATATGTGTATGTCCCTACGCCCTGCGTTGCGTCCTTGATAACCAAAGCCACAAACCCGCGCGAAGCCAAAGCGATAGCTTCGACCGCGCTAGTCTGAAAGCCGATAGTAAAACTCGGTAAACCCATTTTAATACTCCCCTGTTATTTCAAGCTTTCCAATAAGCTCGTATTGTTGAACACCGCCGAACTTCGCAACATCGTCTATAAAGTCGGCGGTGATCCTGATAGATAAAATACTATCTACTAGCCTAATGTTGCTCGATTTGACTAGCAGGTATTTTACCACGTTTTTATTTGTATCAACTATCGGAATAGAGTTTACAAAGATTTCACTTTGTAGCACCTCTTTTACCGCCCCGTAATCTCGTCTAAACTGTATTTCATCTGTACGGAAGTACTGGACGACTACCTCAACTTCTTTCAATTGATACCCGTTGCTGAACGGCGACGCGATAACGTCCGCCGAAATTACGAAAATGTCTACATTCTCGCGTATCTGCGTAGCCTCTTCCTCGAATACGTCCGCGTCTGCGTAACGCTGTGTTAAAAGAAGCCCTACAGATCTACGGATTTGCTCAGTAGTAATCATACCCCGCCCCTTCTGGTAGCCGTGAGGCCATATTTTTTAAGGTTTTCGTCAATTGATCTACTCATAGTATAGGCCCCCTTGACCACCCCGCCGTTTCTGGTCCGGTGTCCGTACTCGTAGTACGGCGCGTAGTTTGTTTCGTTGAAGATCTTATAGCCGTTTCCGGTCTGCTTGATATTCCAACCCTCTACAAAGCCACCGGTCCGCCTGTACTTGCCAGAAGCGCTAAGCGTGTTTTTGCGCGGGCTTATTTTGATGATCGTTTTGAAGGTAGAGGCGGCAAACTTTTTAACGACGTTTTCGCCGTGTTTCTCTACCGCCTTTCCCAGTCTCTTTGAGTTAAAGGTAATGCCTCCGCGCATAGCCCACCTACCATTTATCTATGTATTTTATGAAAAACTCGTTATGCGAAGGGAAACGGCTATCGTCTATAACCTGATATTTTCCCCCGATAATGTCGCCTTTTTTTAGATCCACTTCCGGACCCGTGAACATAATACCGTTACTTTGCGTCTCCGGTATCCCGTCGCCTGTGTTTCTGGTAGCGCTAGGCATCTTCGATAGATAGCCTTTAAAGGTCGTTTCATTAGATCCGACCTGTACTATTCCGAAGCCGTCCTTTGCGTTTGTGGACGTCTTTACGGTCCATGTCTTAAAGTATTTTCGATAACGCTTTATGTTCATAGATCCACCTTAGTAAACCTCGCCCGCCGACCAACCGACCGAACGGGCGATGAAACGTGCTAAGGTTACCCCCGCGTTGATTGATAGAAGGCCCAAAGTCGAAGCCAGTTTGCTACCCTGCGATTGCTCCCCTGCGTACTTGGTAGTGATATTCCCCATTTTCTCTTCTACTACCGTACCGCTCTCGTTTCCGTCGCCGTCGTTTAGCCCGCCTTCCGTAATAGTAGCGCTACCGGCGTTCGCCGTAATGATAGCTTCTACCTCTAGCGTAATGGCGTTTTTGATATGCTCGTTACGTAGTGTGTCTTCTGCAATATCGTAATTACGTATCCGACCGAATACAGGTAAGATCTTCGTAAATGCCGTAACGTATGCCGCTGTTATGGTTGCGTCGCCTGTAGTAATGTCGCTAGGGAAAAGAGATTTGTAGTGATTTATCGCCGCCGTAGCGTCGCCGTAAAGTGTAGTGTAAGTAGGCAAAACCGCCATAAGTTCCCCTTTTTGGAAGGGGGGTTAAGCCCCTTTTATTTTTTGTTGTACGTGATTTCGTATCCTGTACCCTTAGCAAGAAGGGGCTTTTTGTTTTTGCCCGTCTTGTTGCCTTGATCTTCTACCATCTTCTCGTACTTGCCTTTTGACGATTTAGCGGCGTTCGCCTCTTCTGTCATTTTTGCCAACTCTTCCGGTGTTAATTCCGGTGGTGTGTTATTTTGTGCCATTATTTCAACCTTTTTTTATTTGATTAGAAGCCCGAAGGCCTCACCTTACGCGGCTGTGTCGATATCGAATGCAATAATGCGATCAGACGCGGCGGCCTCTGTCTCTACTACGTCTACGCCGTAAACCATAAGCCCTTGAATAGCCACCCCGAAGAACTCTGACGATGTGATATCGCGCACTTTCTCGTAAGACTTCGCTAATACTAGCGCCGACATATCAATACCGATACAGTTCGCAACTGTAAGGGTGCTTCCGATCTTGTTCGACTTGAAGATCTCAACGCCCATATATTTACCTAGGTAGCCTTCGTAAACCGCGTCCGCCGCCTTCTCTGCGTTAAGCGCCGCGCCCTGCTTCTCTACAAGCGTATTAGCTACCGCAGGGCTTACAATTGCCGCACGATCATTCATACCGACGTTTGCAACATCGAACGCAGTTGCCAAACCTGTAAAGGCACTGTTAACGGTTGAAAGGTTGCCCGATACCGTTACAAGCGCCTTAGCCACAAGCGCTACGAATTGCGTATCAATGTCAAGCGCTAGCCCCTTGGACGCATCTTGCATCAAAAAGTCTTTTTCGTTTGCCGGTACTTGACTTAGATCGTCGTAACCCAACTTGATGGAGAAGTAAGGTTTTTTTGTAATCGCTACCGTTTGCGCCGTACCTGTAATAGTCTGGTGCGTAATAGTACCGTTGTATTGTCCGATTGTTACGGCCTCAGTACCCAAAATGTCAACCGAACCGCCCGACACTACCTGACCGCGATACTGACCGCGCGCGATCGACATAACTACCGATTTGTCACCCAACTTGGTGTCCATAATATCGGTAAAGATTTTTACTTTGTTGTTATCCATAGCCATAATAAGGCCCTCTCTTTACTGTAGGCCCTCTTTACAGAAGGGCCAATTTTTCCGCCATAGGTATCTTCGCCTGTTCTGCCGGTGATAGCTCTGCGTAACTCTCAGCCGTTAAAGGCTGTTCTTGCTTGTCGTTGTTCTTGGTGAAGTTAGAGGGTGCGTCTTTTGGACCGTTCGCCTCTTCACCTGACGGCTTCGCGAAAACGATATCGTCGCCGTACTTTTTCATAAAGTCTTCTTCGTTGAAGTCTTCGCCGCCGAACTTCAAGAGGTCTTCTTCGTCGATCAGCTTTGCGGCTCGGTCCGGATTCTTTACACCTAGGCGTAATAGCTCCTTCTCTACCGTATGCCCGCGCTCTCGCTCAGATAGCATCTTTTCGACGTCCTCTTTTTTAATATAACCGTCTCCTACTTCACCTTCGAACTTGTTTTTGGCCTTGTCGTAACCCTTGTTAAAAGACGCCTGCAACTCTTTTTCGTGCGCGCTTGCCGTGTCCGTTAGCTTAGTGTTTAAACCTTCGTTCTCGGTCTTTAAAGTAGCATTTTCGCCCTTTAGTGTTTCGATAACCTGTAACGCCTCTTCCAGTTCCATAATTAACCTTTATATTGATGTATCCCGACGTTGTAAACCTCGCGATTTATGCGGCTATTATAGCACAAAATATTAACTTTGTAATATATTATTATTTCTTAATATTTTCGGCGCTGTTCTTTAGTTCTACGGCCCTGCACACCCCTGCTAGGTCTTCGCTGTGCGTTAAGCCTTTGCCCTGATTTGTGCAATACTCTAGCACCTTTTCTACCTCATAGTGAAGCATAAGCTTTACCGACGTGAAGGTTTTTCCGCCCCGCTTGTACTTATGCTCTGCCCGCCTGTTTACGCCGCTGACTGTAGATCTCCGCATAAAGTTAAAGGCGTCTTCCCCTTTTTTGTCTCCTAGGATCTCGCGCAAATCGTGAATATTGATAAACATAATATATTATATTAGTAATCGAAGGCGGGTTTATACCGGCCTTTTATTTCAATAGTGCGCTTGCCGCTCTTTATGGCATCTTCGATAGCCTTTATAAACCATTCCGCCTTCTGGTCCTCTTCCGATAGCTCCATGAAGTAAGGAACTTCTACGCCGTATTTGTCATAGTAGGCCTTCTTGACCTCTTCAATTGTTTGCATTTTTTAAACCCTCTTCGTATGTTTTCAGCATATTAGGCGTAAAGGCCTTTAATATGGCCCTGTCTACCGCCGTGCCGCGTCCTAGTAGATCCGTTATGTTAGCAAAGCACTCGGTCTGTCTTTTACCGGCGTGCTTTAGATACGACGTGCTATGCCCGTAGCTAGCGTAAAGGCTACTATGACCCGCTATTTTGTTGTTTGTCGCACACCCTACTATATCGCTAAGCGCTCGCGCCGCACCGTGCGCCTTCTCTGAATTAATAAAGCGCCGGTATTTGTCTCTATCGAAGTAGTCGTAATCGTAATACATGATGTATTTAAAGAAGTGCATAGAGTCGCCGGTAGCGATAGCCTCTAGCAGGTGTACTCTTCGCTCGTAGTCTTTGCTAAACGGCTCTTTGCCGCCTACGTTCATCGTAAACCACTCTTCAAAGTCGTACTTACTAAAGCCTAGTTTCTTGTATGCGCTGTTCTCGATCTCTTCCAGTGCCTTATAGTCGTCGGCCTTGGTTAGGCTCTCAATAAGTGCGTGCCGCTTCTCTATACTATCTTTTACGGCCTTCTGTGCCTTGCTTGCACGCCCTAGGCCCGATAGCTTGCTAAGCGCCGATTGATCCTTTTTCATAGCTTCTGTAAACACTCTTCTGCCGCTGAAATAGTTACTTAGATAGCTTACCATTTCGCCGCCGTGTCCGTCCTCTCCTAGTTGGTGATCTAAGAAGTGTCCGTACTCGTGTCTCCATGTTCTTGCGCCGTTAGGATCAGTAGGCTTTAGCTTGCCCATATTGATCGATCCGAAGCGGTTATAGTATGCCCCCTGCCTGCTAAGTCCTAGAAGCCCTTTAAACCGGTCGTCGTATGCGTGCAACTGGTTTACAATATAGTCCGGCGCGGTACTAAATCCTTTATGGAAGGCCGCCACCTCGTCGCTCTGCTGTTTGCGCAACTGGTCCAGTTTCTTAGCTGTCTCGCTTATTTGCTTGACCTCTTTTTTTGTAGGCGGTGTTACCTGCTCTACCGGCGGCTCTCCCTCATAAGGAACTATAGTAGATCTACAATACACGTGCAAAGGCGGGGCGTTTACCCCTACCGTAAGCTCTTCGATCTTATAAACCTTGTCGTCATGCGCTACACACTGCGGGCTAGTCCTGTCGTCTAGGACGCTTACATACTGGTAGCGCTCAAAGCCTGCACTTCTAAAGCTGTCTTGCTTTGCTACGCTGTTTATGCGGGCCGTTTCAGTTACTAGAAGCCTGCGGGCCTCTCCGTCCGACGTTCCGAAGCTACGCTTTAACTCTACGCGCAGATCGTTAAAGTTTTTACCCTCTGCAAAGTTGTCGGCTAGGGCCTTATTTAGTCTCTTTGACAAGTGCGACCGGTGCGACCATACGCGGGAACTGAACCGGCGGCCCTGAAACTCTGAATTTATTACGGCCCTTATTTTCCCTTCGCTCGTCTGTTTAAACTCTTGGTTAAGTGCCTTTGCTGTAGCCTTTTCCGTCTCGCTATACGTAGCTGTTAGGCTGTCTTCTATTATCTTTTTGGATCTCTCTTTAAGCTCCGATATATTCGCCGTTAGCTCTGTCTTTAGGCGCTGTAGCCTGTCTACCTTAGAAGCGCCTTTCAACCGGTTTAGAGAGGCCATAAACGCAGAATCGTCGCCGTATTTGCCCGACTTGATCCACTCTCTTACCTTCTTGTTGAACTCTCGAAACTCTTTTTTGGATAGCGTTTGCTTTGCTTCTGCTAGGGTTATTTCGTTCTCTTCCGCATACTTCTCGTAGAAGTCCTTTAGAAGCCCGTTTACGTCTTTTAGCTTCTGCTTGTATATACGGTCTAAGGCTTTTAGGTCGCCGTCTATCCTAGTGTGTAACCGGTTGTGTTCTTGTTTCCAGTATTCGAAATTATTAACCGGCATCGTCTAGGCTATCCGGCTGTTACTTCTGACTCTGCGCTACTGTTCGGGTCCGTAACATCATCGAAGCCCGTATAGCCGCCGCCTAGTTCGGCTTCTCTCTCTTTAATGATCTGCGCATAGTCCGCCTGATTACCGATACGGTTGCAGGCTTCTTTTGTACTCATAAACCCGCCGTCTACCGCAGTCTTTACGGTCGCTACCTTCTCTTTTAGATCTTCCGGTATCGGATCGTCAAAAACCGCGGTAATGTTTGCCACCTCTTTAAGGGCCTTTGCTACGCTGTTACGCTTCTCAATAACCCGCGTAGATACATTACCCAACATAAATTGAAGCGCGATACCTGATAGATTGCCGCCGCCTATGCCTAGGGCGATAGTGTTTACCGCCAAAGAGCTAAAGATCTGCCCCTCTAGGTTTTCTTTATGCTTCTGCGTCTGGTCTATTTTGCTCTCTAAGGATATCTGCTCTACCTTGCCGGTCGCTCCTGTATGGCTAGTACCGACGATAATAGTGCGATCCTGTAGGTTTAGCTTTGCTATGCCGTTCTCGTCAAGCTCTATTGCGTCTTCCGGTACTGATATAAGAGGGTTTGCGATCTTGTCGAACGTCTGCGAGTTTATGGTAGCCAATACTACCAACTCGCGCATAAGTGCTATATTGTCGTCCGTGTAGTCACTGCTACCGCTGAACGTCTCATTTGATACCTCAGCTACGGCGGGCTTTTTCAATGTCTCTACGCTGTACTTATAGCCGTTTTCATCCTCTTTTACTGTCATCCCTTCTAGCTCTGTATCGATAAAGCTGTAGGTATACCCTACGCCGTTCTGCGCGCTACTGTCCTTTTTTCTCTTCACCCTTCTGTAGGTTACGGTAGTGCCTTCGTGTCGTTCCGTTAAATAGATGTCTACCCCGTCACTTGAAGACTCTTTCGTAAAGATCACGTAGGCCTTGTTAATATCCTGTATATTGTCGTCTTTTACGGCGTAGTAGCTTATTGCGTTGAAGATATTAATATAAGGCTGTCCTTCATGCTCCACGACCTTTAATAGGCAACTGCCGCCTATGCTCTGTTCTTTAATAGCCGTCTTTACCTTCCCTAGTAGGTAGGCGCTCTCTTTAGCGCCGCCCACACCAGTATCAAACATAGGCTTGCCGGTAGTAGCAAAACTTATATAGGTTGAGGTGATAGCTGATAGAAGGTTGTTTGGTACGATCAAATCGTCGATGTTTGCATACTCGGCGCTTGATCCGCCCCACCCTGCGAACACCTGATCGTTACGGACGATAGCGCCCGCCCCCATAAGCTCCAACTTTACGCGGGCTTTAACGCTTGATCTGAAAATACCCGCGCTTCTCTCTTCGAAGATCTCGCGGTTACGCGTGTAGTTTTTGTATTTCGGCGTATTCATGTAATCAAAAAGTTCGGATACGTTCATAACTCGGCCTTATTTAAAATTGTTGCTATTATAGCATTTATAATCCTGAAGGTTTAGAAACTCCGCCGCCTGCTAGCCTTTTAAGCGCGAAACGCTCTACGCTGTACCTGATAGCGTCTATAGCGTGGTTAAAGTCGTCTATAGGCTTATTTAGCGCTCTACCGTTGCGATCAGTAGCCCAAGCGTAGTTATTAAACTCTGTAGCTATCTCTACTAGGTGGGAATTTACGATTATCTCGAAGTCTTGCAGAAAATCAATACCGGCGTTAATGCTGTCTTTGCCCTTAAATGCCGGTTTTATCCTAGGCACTCCCTTCGCCTTTATAGACGCGATACTTTTAGGCTCTGCACTGTCTGCCGTCGTTACGTGCTTATGTGCAAAAAGCCTCTTTACGCGGTCCGCTATACTGCTGTTAGATAGCCCCTTTTCGTAGAAGCCGTTAAAGACGTAAAGACGCTTGTTTTTGAAGTCGATATAGCTCTGAACGAAGGCGGTAGGATCGTTCGTATAACCGAAGTCTAACCCCTGTACGCACTCTAGCCCCTTGATATCTTCCGGCATTATCGCCTGTACCCTTACGTTGTTGAATACTAGCCCCTCAGCCGTTCCCCATTCACCTAGGGCGTAGATCTTGTAATATCTCGGGTTTGTCTTCTTTTTGCTCTCTAGGACGGCCCTGTACTCGGCGTCGATAAACTGGTTATCTAGGTAGGTCGTCTTTAACGCGAATACACCTTCTAACCCGCTGTCGAAAAAGTGCCTCTTTATCCAGTGTTGCGCACTGATAGGGTTAAAGGTTAAAATGATCTGTTTATACGTGCCGGTTTCACCGCGTAAACGTAGGTCCAGTTGTTCTATATCCTCTTGTTGTAGTTCTGTAGCCTCTTCGATCCAAATGCCCGTTACGCCCTCTATCGACTTTAGCTTTTCTACATCGTCTAGGCCGGTAAACATGATCTGCGATCCGGTAGGCTTGTATATAATCGTCTTGTCGGTCTTGTTTATGTCAAAGTCTGACCATAGCCCCCACTTCTGGATCAAGTTACAGAAG